ATAGCAGCGATGTTCAAATTACAACAGCAGCTCCACTGAATCTTAATGTTGTTAACCCAGAGGTATTTACAACACTAGGAACATATACTAATATGCTAAGATTAGATACGATTAATCAAGCAAATGGTGATCTTTCTATTTATATTGATGATACCGCTGTTCAATGGAGAACAGGACAAACTATTAGATTAACATTTAATAATGTTCCGCTTTTAGGATCAAGAGATATAAAAATATACACTGATGCACCAAGCAGACTTAATAATGGATCGTTTGGTAAATTAGCAGCGACAATACCTAATTCACAAATAAGCTCTTTACCTATTATTGATTTAATTTGTACAGAGAGAGGTGTATTAACATTTGTATATGATTGTATCAAATAAATATAAAAAGTAAAAATAGATAATGGCTGAAAATAATTCAATACAAACTTTGCTACCGGAGTTACTTAGACTTTTTAATAACTCTTTGGAGGGCTTTGAGAAAGTTAATCAAGCAATTACATCAAGCCGAGATTCAGTAACTGTTAATATACAGAATAATGATGGTACTAACTCTAGGATTACTATTCCTAGTTTTGGATTTCTAAAAAATTCTGTTGATAGGTTAAATACCAATATTAATACAATTACTAATTTTAATGATGGAAATAGTTCAATAAGATTAGCTGATGGAACCTTTAGGAAATTAGTTTTAGCAAAATTACCAACTGAAGCACAAGACTTGACATCATTAAATTCTATTAATGAGTTCGATGTTAAGCCTAATTGGTTTTTTGAAGAATTAATTAATCCTTTATTATATGTAGCATTTGATATTACAGGCCAAGCTCCTATTGATACTGAGCGCGCCATTGTACAGAGATATATTTTAGATACTAATAGTCAAAGTAAAATTAATTTCTTTGAAAATCAATATAATGGAAATGCTAATATAGATTATAATACTTTTTTACAAGAAATAGTAGAGAAAAATATTTCTTATGTATTAGATGAAGCTGTTGTTGATTTACCACCAAGAGATAAGAGATATTCTGGTAAGTTTAGTGTTATAAGAATAGGAGAGGAAAGCGTTACTGAAACAGTTAACGGTGTAGAACAAACAACTGTTCAAAAACTATACAAACTTAATAAAATATTTTATACTGATTCTGAGGCGGATTTTGCAGATACTGTTCAACTAAAGGTAGGTGATAGTTTAGAAGTAGTATCTACACCTATTGATACAAGATATACTGTTACTCAAATTGATTCTAGTACTAATTCAGTTACTGTAAGATTACAAGAAGGCCAAAGAACTATAAGTATTGGTGCTGATGTTTTAAAAATAGGATCTTCTTTAAGTGATACATTAGAGGTTGACGTCACTGTAGGATTTAATGAAAGATGTATAACATTTATTAAACCAATAGATCCAGATTCTAAAATACCAGCAGTTAATTGGTCTCCTGGTAGTGGATTTTACACAAATTCTTTGTCAACTATTAATTCTGCTGGAGAAGCGCAAACCCTAGCTGATTATTATCAACAAAATGCAGTTGATTTTGGAAGGTATCTATTATCATTTGCACAAGATAAGATGCCAACGAGTAGAGAAGGTGTTACACCAAATGCTCCAGTATTATCACCAGATGATTTTACTGTATCTTTAATTAATGGCCAAGTAAGTAATTCAGATGCTATTGTTCAACTTAAAGATTTAAATAATCAAAAAAATACTATTCAATCTACACTATCAGAATTAGATGTAGCAATTGGACAGAGCAGAACTAAAATACAGACAACTAATTATACAACTGAAGTAGAGCGAGATGCAGATAGAAACGCATTACAAGGGTTAATTACTGAAAGAGCTGCATCGGCAAAACTATATGCATCTGTTGTAACTGAAATTAATTCTTTTGCTTCAGATAATTCAGTAAGTAGTATAACACCTAAGTATAGAGTAAGAGGTTTTTGGTCAATGCCTGAAGAAAAATCTACACCTGCAACTGGGGTACAGGATATTATAAAATTTAAATACCGTTATAGATATCTTTCGTCTGACGGTGCCGCTAATCCAGTTAATCAATTTACATATACTGATGGGAGTGGTACTAGCCAAGGTGCATTTTCTAATTATGTAATAGTAGATAGTGTATTAAGACCTAGAACAAAAAATTCTATAACAGGATTATATGAATGGTCTCCAATAGATGATGATAATGCTGATTCGGTAAATATAAATCAATTAGATATTCCTATTAGGAAAGGAGAACAGGTTGAAATACAAGTAAAATCTATATCTGAGGCAGGTTGGCCATCCAATCCACTAGAAAGTGAATATAGCACAGCAATAAGAGTAGAATTTCCTGCTGATCTAAGTTCTGATAGTGCAATAGAATCAATACTTGCCCAAAATCAAGAAGATTTGGCATTAGTGGCATTAAATGAAAATTTAGAATCTATTGGATTACCAACCCATTTAAGCAGTTCTTTTACTGCAAACGAAACTTATTTTGCACACTCATCTCCTGTAATTGCATCAGGATTTTTATCAGAAAATCAAACACCCATTGATCTTTTTACAAAATTAACAGAAATGCAAAATCAATTAGATTTATTTTCTGAAATATTAAGCTCTGCACAAGGTGAATTAAAAACAACATTAGTTGATGATACTGGTAATACATTTAATTTAAGACGAAATGCTACTACTAAAATATTTGCAGGATTTTATGGACAAGAAGTTAAAAGCTTAGATGATCCAAGAGGAGCTGTTGTTTCCAAAACTTATTTTATTAATATTGCAAATGAATCTCAAACTGCTTTACAATTATTAGCTAGAGTTACAGGTAATAGAAGTAGGATGGTAAAACAATCAGAAAATCCTGCTGACTATAGTGCTACTGGTGCTCCGGGCGTAGGTACTCTTATAAATGGATCTACTATTCTACCGGCAACATATTCATGGTTAGATAATAGCCAAGCCAATCAGTCTAATAATAGAGCAACATTTAGAGCTGATGATACAGATTACAACACAGTTAGAAAATATGATTTAACTCCTATTATCTTAACTAACCCAGATGTGACTGCGAGTACCCAGTATGAACAAACTGTTTCAATACCACCATTCCAGTCTACACAAAATAAAAATCAATTTATTTATAGTAGATATTCTGATGTATCAGCCGAAGGTGATTTTTATAGTTATGTTAACCCAGCATCAGATTATACTTTTAATTTAGATACTGTAGAAAACTTTTATAATGCAGCAAGTAACTCTGGTTCAGGAAATCCTACTACTGAATTTATTTGGGGTGGTGGTTTTTTACCATCAGGTTTACCAACAACGTCTACATCTTATCCAGTAAATGATGATGTGGTACAAGTTTCAATCGCCCATCCATACTTAGTAAATTATACTGCATACAGAGAAGCTTATGAATCTTTTACTGGCGATACTAATACTTTACCTGCAACGGTTCCAGCAGGTGGGCTAGATTGTAGTGCAGGAGGTAATGGTACAGGTAGTGTATTATTTAGACAATCAAAATTTTCACCGTTAAAGATAGATCAACCTTACGGTAAGCAACAAGCAATTTATTTAAATGAAAATGTTACTGATTTATATAATTTAGCAACTGGGTCTGGTGGTGTTTCACAATTAACAGTTCCGTTTGATAGTGGACAAAACTTACAAGCTAGCCCTTCAATTACAACACCTGCTTTAGCTAATCTTTGGGATGTATCTGCTGCGGGTTATATTACTGGTGGTTATGCTAGGAATGCTAAAACTTCATTTGAAGGTTTTGATCAATATACATTAGGAAAACAGAGCTGTGGGTCTTACTTATTTATATCTTCAGATAATCATTTAAATATCCAAGTAGATGGAGATTCTATACAATCTAGAGAAATTGTGCAATTCGGACAGCAAAATGCAATTAGTATTCCTCTAGTGTTTCAATATAGAATGACTGATTATTTTGGTACGGTTTCAGGTAGCGGTTTAGGTAATGTTGGTGGAGATTCAACTGGATCTACTGTTAATCTTACTTATGCAAAAAGAATAGGATTTGATTTACTACCTAATAATTCAGATGTTATACAATTTGATATTGAAGTTAGTGCAAAATATAGATCTGATAGGTTGACTTTAGATGTATTCCCTAAAGCAACAGTAACCAAAGGATTAAATGATTTAGAGAAGGTTGTTGCAGGACTAAGACCATCAATAACACAAACCACAGTATCTGGCGGTGGTGGCGGTGGTGGCGGTGGTCGTGGCACTCAAACTTTTATTGGTACAGCTAACTTATAAATTTAACCATGTCTTTTAGTGAATATATAAAAAAAGTGAAAGATAAATGGCTGAAAACTTATTCGATAAAGCATCATACAGTTTAGTTAGAACTAATCCTAAATTGACTGCTAATGTAAAGGTTGTGTCTGATGGCACAGATATTTACCTAGAATCTTTTAGTGCAAATACAAGACTATCTTCACAAAAATTTAAAGCATTTAAAGTTGATGGTACTAGTACCTATGATCAAGATGTTTTTAGATTTTTTGATTTTGGTAAATTTCCTATTGAGGCTGCATATGAAATATTTCAAGAATATGAAGATACTTCAGTTTTATCTAAGTATGGTAATCAATATGAAATGTTTTACTGTGCAGGGACTAGATCTGTAGCATCTACTAGTTATCCGCAAAGTTTAGGTACTCTTGCCCCGTTATGGTTAAATGAACAAATTCCAAACTATTTCGTAGTTTTTAGATTAGATAACCCAGCAGCAGTTAATAATTTTAGAGCTCCTAGTCAAAATGAAAATACTGCAAGTGCACAAACTTCAGTTGATTTTAATAAAAATGTTTTAGAGAATTGTACTGCAATTAAAACTTTTGATTTAACAGAAGGAACTGTACTAGGTTCTTATATTAGAAATTATAGAAACCAAGAAAACTTTCCAGAAGTTCCTCTTAATATGACATGGAGAAAAGATGAACCTATTTTATGGAATGGTATATCTTACAAGAGTGGTGGATTTACAAGTTCTGGTAACTTTGCGTATAAAGATATGGTGGTTAAAGATTCTACTATTATGCAAGATGAGTATCTATTTACACAGGGTTTTCAGAATAATGGTATTATCTTAGCTAACTTATTAAATATGGAATTTTTGTTTGATGATCCTACTGCTGATGATTATTCTATTAATAGATATTTTGGTATGTATGTTAATGATATTGAAGAAGGAAAGTTTGATATATCGGGAGAAGCATTTTATAAAGGAACATCAACAGAAAAAACCCAACAGCCTGTAATAACAAGCATAACCGAAGTATCACAGTTTTTAAATACACCATTAGAGTTAACGAATAAAAATGGTATATTATTATATTTAGATTCGGCAAAAACTGAAACTATTACAGGATTGCCTACACCTACTCGAGTAGATGAAGTTGAATCTATTTTTTATGTTAAAGATAAAGAAGATGATTTTCATACAATTAAAAAAGGATCAACTTGGGGCAAGGATCAAATAAGATTATTTGATACCAAAGTAGATATATCTTTATTTACTGGTTATAAAGATCCTGATACATTTGCTAACGCAAGCATTATAAACAGAGCAGGTGTTGCTCAGATGTATATTAAAGTATTAGATAATGTTGAAGAAGGTTCTAAGATATCTTTTTATGATGGTGTTAGTTTTACTGGTGCAATATTTGCAGATAGTACAATGGCAACTATACCAGGTAAATCGTTTCAAAGATTTTTTAATCCTAATGGTACTTTACAAGAAGTTACCCAGTCTATAACATCTGCTATTAATAAAGGTATAAATGAAAATGATAGATTTTTCGTGGCATCTTATAATGATACCACAGTTTATGTAAAATCTAGATTTAGTGGCACTAGGTTTAATAGAATAGGATTTGAAATGGACATTAGCTTTCCTGAACAATTTAATCAATTACAAACATACCCGCTAACCTCAATTGTAGATCCTTCAAAAAAGTTTGTTGGTGGTAATGATACTAAAAATAGTTTATTAAAGGTTACTTTAGGTGATCAAGATAGATTTGAAAAAGGTAATTTTGTACAGACTACTGGTGGGTTTGCTGAAATTGGTAATTGGGTTCCATATACAGATGAACCGATTTATGATGGGCTAGATCAAATAATTGGATATACTGACATTGATAAATATGTAATTATTACATGTGATAATAATCAAATAATGGTTACTAGATCTAATCAAGTTGCTTTATATTCTGATTATAAACCTTCATTTGGTAGATTTTCATTTTTTGAAGTTAAGGATTTTGATTTTGATTTTTATAGTACTTTATATAGCCAAGAAGGTGAATTAAATTATGAGTTTGTTGAATATAATGAACTTGTTGCAAATGCTGTAAAGCCTTATAGTACTGCGCCTCCTTTTATTGATTACAGTGGTATAAGTAAAAATCCAAATATTAGAAATTTTTATGATAATGGTGGTTTTTATAATCTTATTGGTTTACTAAATGATGCTGAAGAACAAAACCCTGATGATGAATACATTAATAGTGAATACATTAGGTTAGAAGAAAATTTCTTAACTTCACAAGCTTCAACTTCAAGGATTGCTCCTTATATTAATAAATGGGCATGGGTTAATGGTGGCAAGGATGTAAGAAATCATCCATATAGATTAAATGTTAATGAAGCATTTGGTCTAAATAATTTTGCACCATCTAAATATGATAAAAGCCAAGAGTCTAGTGGATATACTCATGAATGGTATTACTTATCAGAATTCCCAGAATATTTTACACAAGATGCTATAAAGAGTTCATGGAGTTATATTGATAATGCACCAACTGATAACACTGAAGCTAATCCAGTTACTGGGCAATTATTTGTACCAGGAACTTTTCAAAATGTAAACAAAGATTTTTTTAATGATTATTTCATTATTCAAAAATTTACAACTGGAGGTATTACTGAAATAGACAGACAGCTTAGATATGGTAGATTAAATGGTGGAAATGAAAATAATTTTGCTGAAACATTTTTAAGAGGCGTTAGAATTATAGCAAAACCTAAAGCAATAGGATCACAGAAGCCTAATTTTGATGCTAGGTCATTATCATATGTCCAAGACGGTTCACTTAATGAATATAGATTTTCTGTAATATTGGTTCCTAATTTAGCAGATAAACCTGAATTAGAAATTAAGTTTATAAAAAATGAAAAATGGAAAACTATAGTCATGTTAATTTCTATAGAATATAATGTTAAATGTATTAATGCCGGAAATAAATCTATTATAGATAGAACATCTCTATATTCTTTAAATAGCAATTTTGATAACAATGTAGACTGCTCTCCTCGTCTTAGCAGCGGTAATACCTATATGTATGAACAAACTGAATTAAGTGGGGCATTTTCTTTAACACAGTCGTCTATAGATTCTGATGGAAATTATATAATAAAAGGGCAAGCTGATACAAATGGAATCTCTACTAATTTTGTAAATGATATAAGAATATTAGAAGATGGTACTTTTGGTCAAATTAAATTTGTCATTAGCGGGAATTTTTATGTAGTTGATGGTATTATAGATGTTATAGACTCTAATACATTTAAAGCGACCACGTTTACTCAGAATGGTTTTACTCTTGCAGTACCATCTTCCACTCCTGGTAATAATCCTCTTAGAGCTGCAACATATACAATTGCTAGCGGGGGTTATAATCAATTTACTAATAGGTTAACTGACATTTCTTTTGGTGAAATATTTGATGCTGTTAATGAAGGAAGCCCGTCTATCATATATGAAACTATTTTAGAAGACGGTAGCCAAGTAAAAAATACTGATGGTACTTTAGCACAAACCTTTAGTATAGAATTAAGAGCACAGGCAGATATACTTAAATCTATTTATGTAGGTGTATTACCAGATCCTGCTAAACCTACTACATTTAACTTAACTGACGTTGTAGGATATGATCTCTCTTTACAAAAAACTCCAAGAATAACTCCTATAGCTAGACATGCAGGTTATTATGAACCTTATGCATTATCTTTACTTTCATTTAGAGACCCTTATCAAAATTTAGATTTTGGCACTGTTACTGGTGGGACTGGTACTGTTCTTATTCCAGACGCTGAATATAAAATAAAAGTAATGGAGTTATGTAAATATAAAAATTCTCAGTTTAATAGCTCGGATGAAAACTTTGGCCAAATACAAAACTTCTTTTATCATAAAGTAAACGAAGAAGATCCGTCATCGATTTTAGAATTATCTAGAGAAAGTGCATTCCCTAGTTTATATCCACTTATTAATGAAATAGGAATTGACTACAAGGACTTTTATATATTTTCATCCAATTGGGAGCCTTCATATTTTACAAAAAGTATTGATAAATCTCAGATACAATCGGTTATTGGTACAAGATCAATGTTTGAAAGAAAATCATTTTTTGGTTCTAAATATCTTAAGGTTCCAGAAACAATTGTTTTAGAAACATTTAAACCCGACCCGTTTATTAAGTCGGCTATAAAGCAGCCTAGTTTAATAAAAGGAACTTTTATGTACCAAGATCAAGCCTCAGTAACAATTAATAAAAGAATTATTAAGTCTGAAGGGGTGCGACAAGTTAGGGCAGTTAAGAAAAAACCATCTGCTCCAGTAGAAACTTTTTATTTATTTAATGAAAAGAGGTTAATAGAGTATTTGTTTCCTTCAATTAAACAGGAGTTTCAAAAATATATTAATCCTTTATTTGGATGGGGTAATTTAGAAACTTTAGATGATGATGTAGAACAATACATAAGAGAAAATATTTTAAAGCTTTATAAAATAGATAAAATTGAATTTTATAGTTTAGCAAGTAGAACTAAAGCCGGTTCAGATTATACAACTGCTGAATTAACTAATGCTGAAAAGATTAGTAATGGTTTAACTATTAATGATAATATTGCTTCAAAAACTTTAAATACAAATCCATTTGATTTAAAGCTAATATATAATAAAAGAACAGGTTTCTCTGAATCATATGGGTTTAGTGTTACAATAGTTAAAAAATAATATAAAAGAAATGCCAATCACTATACAAGAAATAATAGCATCAGATACTATTTCACAACTGGTCGATAAAACAAATTTTAATTTTGATCAATTGTTGCTTAATGGTGGAGGGCCTGCAGGGCCAGCTGGGCCAATAGGACCAGTAGGACCAAGCGGTGGAAGAGGACCTAAAGGAACTACTTGGTATGAAGATACATCTACAACTGCACCGGGTCTTAGCCCTATTGTTGCACCACCTACTGCTACACCACTAGAAGGCGATTATTATTTACAATTTAATGGGCAAGTATGGGAATATACTGGATTAACATGGAGTATAACTACTATAGATTTACAAGGCCCAGTTGGTCCGGCAGGGCAAAGTGGAGGTTTTGGTCTAGAATTTGGTGGTGCGGGTACAAGTAATCCTATTACTATACAAACAGCAAGATATAATGGTACCATAGGGTTTGGTAACGGTGCAGATACTACTAATGAAGGAGTACCATCGATTATGATTGGTGGTGCCGTTTCTAATACACCAAACGTAGATGCTAGTATACCTCTTACTACTTCTTATATAATACCAAATTCTATAGCCACAACACTAAATTCACCACAGGCATCGTTATTAATTCACCAAAGAGATGCGTCTGCTAGAGGAATAATATTTCATGGTGGATACACTGTAGGTAATCCAGAAAAATTTGAACAGGTTGATATAAATGTATTAAGCAGTGTTGCTATTAGTAATGATGATAGATTAGTTTTATCGGCAACTAAATTTGCTACATCACCGACCACTCTAGATAATATGATAGGCTTTGAGGTTAATGTCCCAAGACGATCTCATCAATATACTGCAGGTAAAGCAATTGCATTCCAAACAGGAATTGAAAATACCACATCTTTTGCTAGTGAAAATTCTGACTTTCTTATTAATGTAGGTACTGGATCAAGTGCAGTAGGAAATAAATTTGTATTAACTACAGCCGGAACAGCAAATACAACACTTCTCCAGGCAGGTGGTGGCTTTCCTGTTAACATGGCGCAAAACGCGCAAATTGGGGTTATACAATTACAGGCAGGTTTAATTAACTTAACCTCATCTGTAAATCAAAATATTCAATTAAATTCAGGTGGGCAATTAAAATTAGATACTACACAAGGATCTTCTGCTGCTGGCCAAATTCAACTAAGATCAGCCACTGGTGGTATTTTAGCTACTTCTAATAATGGTAATATTACGATACAACAAAGTAAAACTACCGGTGCAACATCTGATATTATTATAGAAAATTTATCAACTGTTCCAAATACTACTAATGGCGGAGATATCTATATTAGAGGAAACAGCCAAATAATTTTAAGGAAAGAAACAGCTTCTGCTACAGCAGAGTCTAGTATAGTTATTGACTATGGTCATCATGAAAGTAGTGATCCTACTAAACCACTTTTACCACATACTAGGTTTGTTGGACACAGTACTTGGGCAAAGAGAGGATTAAGTAGCGGAATTTTACCACCAAATGCAGCTACATATTATTATAATGAATTGGACAATGCTTTAACTACAAGCGCATCTACCTTTGTTAGAACAGGTAGTTCCTCGTTAATAGATATGGCCCCAGGTGCGACTATGCACCAATGGATGGGTGGTACACAAACAACATCAGGTGTAGCTGCGGAGATGATCAGAGTTGGTTTAGGTAATGAATTAATAGCTGGTCTTAATTATCCAGTACCAGCAGGAGGATCACCTAGCGGAGCTGTAAATGATAATGATGCTTATGATAATTCAATAGGATTACAGGCTAGATCATTTAACAACTATTTAGAGTATTTTTCGGTTAGTCAAAATAAGACTGCTATAGGTGGAAGATTAGTACATAAAAGAAGTAATGATCTTAATAGTGGTTTTAATAGCGATCCAGCTTATACATATGTTGGCGGCCCTCCAACAACTGGCCCTTACCAATGGGGGTGGAATACTAGATATGTCGTCCCAGTTAGAACCTTAAGTAACTTCGATGAAACAACTAATTTAGCTATTGGTATGCCAACAACAGCTGACCTTAATGTTCCTGTAATATTTTTAAATTTTGGATATAACCTAGGATTTGACGATCCTACTCAGACTGTTCCAACAGGAGATCCTTATAGCCAAACAGGCTTCTTTGGGTCTTTTAATTTTCCAGTAGGAGCATATCCAGGACAAAGAATTACTGTAATAATTAAAAACCAAGCATCACAATGGACAGTAACTGATACTAGGCCTTCACCACCACTAGTAAGAACCCAAAAATACTATGGAACGGTTCGGGTACTATTTCCAAAATTTAGAATTAAAGCCCCATCTACTGCTGGTGCCTACAATAGTTGGTATCAGCCGGGAATATTCTTTATCCAAGACGGTTGTCATGTTGTAGATACTGTAACCGTAGCAACCGATGCTCAATATGGAGAAACTTTAGTTACGGTTGTAGAGTGTATTTGGGATGGGACGACATCAATAAATAAAGGACAGACTTTGACAACCCCTCCAGCTGATCCAAATAATACAGATATTAATACACAATCACAATGGGGTTGGAACATAATAAGCCAAACTACAAAGACGCAAGGACAAGTATCATATGTAGCATAAACACCAGATTATTAATTAAAACTTTAATAAATTAAAAATGACAAAAAAAGAAATAAAAGAACTTAATGGATATGTTAGTAGGTATAGGGAAATTCAACTTTCCTTAGACTTAATGCAAAAAAGTATTCAAAGTTTAGCCAAGAAAAGAGATGGTTTATTTGAAGAAGTAGATCAAATGAAAGGTAAAGAAAAAAGCTTTATTGAAAAAATTGCAAAAAAATATGGAGCTGCTGAGGTAACACCTAATAAGTTAATGAAGTATATAAAATGATTTTAATTATTAAAAATATTCTTGGTATTCTAACCGACCCAAAGAACACTAGGATGTTTTTACTGGGAGGAATCGTAGTGCTATTATTTTTATTAGTTAGGCAATGTAATGAAACTGAGCAAGCCAAAGGTGAAGTTACCAGATTTCAAAATAATCTTGAGGCGGCCAGTGATACCATTCGTAATTACGTAAATGAAAATGGAGAATCGGTTGGTGAAATAAAAGGTCTTAATTTATCCTTAGAAGAATTAAGAGATAGTTTAGAATATGAAAAGAGCAGACCTCCTATAACCATTGTAAAATATAAAACAATTGTAGAAGAAAGAATTGTAGAAGTTCCCGTTAAAACTAAAGATACTGTTGTTAAACAGGATGGTGTGGAGTTTAAATCAGTATTAAGCTTTGATTCTAAAAGTAATTGGGAAAAGAGCTCCAGGTTAATTGATGTATCTTTACCTTATACATTTACTGATAGTTTAATGTTTGGCTCTGCAACAATAGGATTAAAACAAAATATATGGTTAGATGCTACATTGTCACAGGATCTTAATACTAAAGAAGTTTTTATTAAATTAACTTCTGATTATCCTGGTACAACATTTAATAATACTCAAGGAATTATGATTGATCAAAATAGCCCTGAGTTTAAAAGTATACAAATGAAAAATAGAAAACCTTTTGGATTAGGTGTTAATATGGGAATGGGAATTACTGGAGATGGTAATTTTGGACCATACATTGGAATAGGTATTTCTTGGAATCCAAAGCTTTTGCAATGGTAAATAAATAGAATAGAATGGAATCATCAAGGTTTATACAAATATCTGAGCAAATACTTATAGAGTATGTCTATACTAGCCAGGCTACGCCGACTACGTATAATACAGCTACATACCCTATCGAGCTTATGAGGGATACTAATACTAAAGGGACTTATTTCTTTAATACTGATAGTGTTTCTGCTGTGATGGGTAATTATAGAGATATATCAGCGGTATCTAATAATGCTACTAAAACTCAGTATGTTTCATTAGACACAGACATTGGTGTTCCTTATAATGATTTTAGTCCAGCATTAACTGATAGTGCTAATCTTTTGCAAACATTTACTCCAGAATTAGACGTTGCTTATGATAAGATTAAAGTTCATTTTATTGCAGGATTTAGTTTTGAAGGATTTGACGGAATTGTGTTTGAAGCTTTAGCACCTAGGAGAGATGGCGTAATGTTAAATCTTGCATCTATTAATTTCTTAAAAACAGATACACCTACATTTAATCCTGATCCTTTATTGATTGCAGATAAATTATATGCAACATATATTGAATGGAGGGTTCCTTCTTTATTCTTTATGAATAATTTATTTAGTGCAACTCAACCTAATGGTGTTGCTTATAAGATTACAGAAAGTCAAGGATTTTTAAGTACACCTGCTATTACATTAAGGGCAACTGGTATTTATGATACTATAGTTGAAAATGCATATAGTTTTTATGAGATGCAAGAAATTAATTCTGTGTCAATTTTAAATAGAGATATCTATGATAACTTATATGCACAAGTAATTCAATCAGATGCAGGGGATTATTTTGAATTATCTGGACAGGTTACTGGATCTACATTTAGTAATTTTATTGCACAGCTGAATTCTTCAGGTGGGCAGTACGTAGTTTTTCATGAAATTAGTGTAACTGAGCAAATAGGTACAGTATTTACACAGACAAGCTTTCAGGTAATTTCACAAGATACTGATTTTGATGAACCTGTATTATTTAGGCCAATTATTAAAAATGCAAATAGTGCAGTTTCTTTTTCAATAAATTATGTATTAAGATTATATAATAAAGCTGATGCTACACAGATAATTAAAAATGCTAGATTAACTTCATTTGAAACACAAAAGTATGGTAGGCAAATGGTTCAAATTAATTTAGGAGTTGTGCCAACTGTTGCTAATGTTTATAATAGAATTAATAATGATACAGGAAAACAAATAGTAATAGGAACCGGTTCAAGTGATACATCAGCAGATACATCTGAGCAAATAGTTGAAAAATTAGTTGTAAAGACAAGCTATGTAACAACATTTAGAGATAGGATAAAAGTTAAAGCTGCAATATCACCAGTTAAAATTCAAACAATAACAGAAACTAATGGCAACACAGAATAAATTATCAGAGGCAGAACAAATACAGAAAAAAGCCAAGACAAAACAGATAGTGGGTGGGGTTAAGACTAATATATCTTTAACTAAACCTGAGAAAGAATACTATCAAAGATTTGTTAATCTATCAGTTAATGAAGTACCATTACCTCAAGGGGATGGTATGATAAGAATATCTCCGTTTGATGATTATTATCTATTTACTCTATATGATGAAGTTGATGGTGAAGATAAGCCTATCGATTTAAGTAATGTTGGGAGCTTGTATTTAAACTTTATTGGCGAAACTGATGATATTGATATTTTAAATCATACACAAGTTGAAGAAGTTGATTTATCTCAAGGTGAGGTTCTTTTTAGAATTACAAGATCTGATAGTAAAAAAATATTAGCCTTATCTAATAATAATTTTTATATTTCTACTAAGATGATCGATCCTACTGATGATTCTACATCGGATGAGTCTGTTCTGTATCAAGGTTTATGGTTAGCTGTAGATGATGCTAATAGAATTACATTAACTTCTCAAATTGAAGAACAGAGAGTAGAGTATAGTATTGAATTAGCAAGATTGCAGGCAGAGAATGAAGCACTTAAGGTTGAAAATGCTCAGTTAGTAGAATCGGCAGAAGAAGATACTTTAACTATCCAAGCATTACAAAATAGTAATGAAGAATTAACTAATGAAATAGCAGAACTTAGTAAAGATTTAAAGTCTACTAAAATAGAATTAATTAATCGTAGAGCCAGAGAGGCACAAGCGTTTAGCATTAGACAAATAAAAAAGAAGCAACAAATAAGAGCTATTAAACAAGCAGCTAAAACTGCGCAAACTAAATCTAAGAAACAATCTTTTTATAAAAATGCTGCCAAAAATTTGCAAAACTATACAGTAGGAAATAACGCTGTTTCATACTCATCCTATATTAAGGATAGTAGAGAATTTGACGACAGAGATAGATATTAATAAATTATGATATTAAGCGCAAGAAATAATCAGTTTAAATTTGACTTCCCTAGAACTTTTGTACCTAAAGAAATAGCTGAAAAATACAAACCATTTCTTACAAGAATTCCTGGTGGCTTAATTAAAGAACCTATTGATTATTGGAATTACGGAATCCAATCTCTAAATTTACCAGGCCCTTCTTTTGATGCAGTTACACAAGTAGATTATCCTGGTAATCAGCGTGCATTTAGATCAAGCATACCTAAGCAACAATTATTTGATAAAACAATGACTGTTACTATGCAAGCATTTGATGGTTATGTTAATTATTGGATGGCTATAGAAATGTTTGATTATTATTATAAGTTAAGTGGAAAGCACCCATATTTACCAGAAGGTGTTGGTGTTCAAATGTTAGATGCTGATGGAACTGTATTTGTAACAGTTCAGCTTAAAGATATGTTTATATCTGAAGTAGGCGCATTAGATTTAAACTTCTCTAGTAATACAATTGAATTTCAAACTTTTGATATTACATTCGGTTATAACATTTTAGATGTAGCAGTTAACATAGCATAATATATAAACAAATAAAGAACACTAATGAAAACATTTAAAGATTATCTAATGGAGAATAAAGAAGATTCTCTAAACATAGAAGGTTTGCTAAATGAATCTCATGATTTAACAGAAGAGCAGGATGCTGCAATTGATTTTGCAGTAGAGCGAATTCTAGAAGCTCAAAAGAAAGGCAAGAATTTAGAAGACTGTGTTGAAGAAATAATTAATGAAGGTCTGCTAGGAAGTATATTTGGCGGATTGACTGGATTTGCATTAGGAAAGACTATAGGTAAAGCAGTGGCTAAAGTATTAGGTGTTACTAAAGGTGCTCTTTATGATTTATTAACCTCACGTCTTGTAGGTGCTGCGCTAGGTGCAGTTATCGGCAAGAGAATATAATTAGAATGATTCACATAGGAATTGATTTTTCATTAAATAGCCCTGGAGCCTGTATTGAAACAGCCGATGGCGAATATCACTTTATAACTTTTTTTAATTACGGAAATCGTATATGGGATGAAGAAGGTAGAAAAATACCTAAAGCATTTAGTATACATAAAGAATTAATGGATGATCATGCTTTATTAGGATTTCCTTATAATAGAGAAGTTACAAGTAAAGAATTTTTACCTAGAGAGAGGCAGAAATTGGAAGATGCCGGAAATATTAGTTCACTTATGGTTAATATATTTTCAACCTTATTTGAAGGGGATAAAGTAACAGTTGCATTAGAAGGATTTTCATATGGATCCAAAGGTAATTCATTTATAGACATAATTCAATATAATACATTTTTAAGAAAGGAATTAATAGATAAGTACTCTATTGAAAATTTATCTGTCTTTCAACCGTCTCATGTAAAAAAGTTAGCTGGGAAAGGAAATGCAAATAAACATTATATGGCTAAAGCATTTCAAGATGATGTCCTTAATGATAAGAACTTAAGAACTACAAAATTGTGGAAATGGTGCCAAGGAAAAGACTTCAGCATTAAAATCCCTAAACCCATTGATGACATCGTTGATGCATATTTTATACTTAAAGCATTAAAGGCTAACAACTAGATACTTTTCTTACTCTGAATAGTTAAAAATTATATTGCAACATATTAACTTTGTTTCAGCTTTTAACAAAAAAAATTAAAATAAAATGATAAAACCTATAGGAAATAGAATATTTTTAAAACAAGACCCTCAACCAGAGAGCAAAGGTAGTATAATTTTATTAAAAAAAGAAGGACAATTTGCGCCACCTTATGCAGGAACTATTCTTGGTGTAGGCAATGAAGTAAAAGATAAAGATTTTAAAATAGGTATAAAGGTTCTTTTTCATGATTTAGCAGGTATGGAAATTAAATATAAGGAAGAAACAATACTGAGTTTAAGAGAAGTTGATATAACTGCAATAATAGATAAAAATGTACAAATAGTCTGAAACAAACTGACTTAGGGGATATATAATAAACAAAGGTACTAAAAAGTTTGGTACTTTTAAAAGGCGATAACAAGGCGAAGTAAATAGGCAATAAAAAATTAAAAGGCGTTTAGGTACTGAGGTTTGTTATCATAAATTAATAATAACAAAAAAAGGCAATTAACATGGCAAATGAATTCGACATTTTTAACGTAAGTGTAAAAGATTTAGACACTGGTGAAAGACCATCTTCCGCAGGGAGTGATCTTTATTCACCTAAACCAGATCAAGGACAGGACGGAACTTACCGTTCTTTAATTAGGTTTCTACCTAATGCTAAAAACCCAAGAAAACCATTTGAAAGAAAGTATGTCTATTGGTTAGAAGACAGAGAAGGAAACGGCTTTTTCGCTGATTCCCCTTCAACGGTTGGAGAAAAATGTCCTGTACAGGATATGTTCTTTAAACTAAGAAACTCTGAATCTGCTGTAGATAAAAAGATGTCAGAAGGTTTAAAGCGTAGAGAAGTATTCTATGCATTGGTACAAATCATAAAGGATCCACAAAATAGAGACCTTGAAGGACAAGTTAAAATCATGAAGTTTGGTTATAAAATCAAAACAAAAATTGATGAAGAACTTAATCCTCAATTTGATGAACCTACTCAAGTATTTGATCCGTTTGAAGGAAAGAATTTTGAATTAGTAATTTCAAAGAAAGGTGGATTCCCTAATTATGATTCAAGTAAATTCCACGGTAATAAATCTCCAATGACAATCAATGGTGAAGCAGTATCTGATGATGATGCTAGTCGTAAAGCAATATTGGATTTATTAAAGGATGCTCCGGATTTAACATCTTGGGGTTACAAGGCATGGGATGATGTAATACGAGGAAAGGTAATGAATGTATTATCTCAATTCGCATCCCCTGGTGATTC